AGTATCCATATCTCCTCTCCTCCAAAAGAATAGGCCCGGCATCCTGACGCATACGCGGCGATGAACCGGGCCTTTCTATTTGCTGCATACAAGGAGGCTAATTATGCAGCAGCGGGGTGTTCCTCAATCTGAGCAAACGGCACTCCTTCTGCCGCCAACCGTTCCAACATCTCGTCAACGGTCTCGTCTTCGCCAGCGGACTTCTCGAACTCCTCGACTTCGTCCTCCCACGGAGCACGTTCCTGAAGATCGTTCATCTCGTTGGAAATGGTGTCAATACTCATGGTTTTCTCCTTACCTTATGAGCAGGTTGTCTAATCCTATTCGCGTGCTTACTAACCACGCGAGTTGATACATTCGATAATCGGCCAGTACGGTGGGATCCGAGGTGGTCAACCTCACGTCCATCCCCTTTATGAACGCTACCTTTACGCTCTGCTTTAGCACGCGCTCGGTTACGGTCTTCGCGCCTCTTAACCTGTGAAGGTAGATCCTCATACCTAGCTTCCTTTTTGTAGTCTCTTGCCATAACTCCTTCTTACAATGACCTCCTTTGTCTGACTGTTAGTCCCAACGGGACTAAGCTTGTGTATCTTCAAGGGGATCTGCTGAACCTTCCAAGGTAATTCAACCTTGTCGTCCTCACCCAATTCCCCCAACCTATGTAGTAATTCCTCAATTGCAGCAGTTACATTACTGAGCGAGATCGTTTTCTCCAGCTCCACGTAACTCATCTGCTGTCTCCCTTTCCTGGAGTTCGATGATTTGTTTTTTCCTCTGGCCATCTCTTATTCGCTGTCTGAACAAAGTTGAGCCTAGCGCCTTAGCGGCTGCACTACGTCTAGCTGCTCTGTCCTTTGGATGTTTGATCATGGGTATGATCCTAGTATATACAAAAATGCAATAAAAGCAACTAAAAACCACAGAGCCGAAGCAATCTTAAATCCATCTGCAAATCCTTCTGACCTTTCTCTTCGCATGTCTATTTGATCATAAACCATTTATGTTTCTCCGAAACATGATTGGGCTAAAGGCCCAATAACCACTCCGTAGGAATGTCCCCAACTGCATAACGGAATCCGTTCTTTTCTGCCCATCTAATTTGTTTTGGGTTTGCAGAGTAGAACACCAACCGAATATCCAGTTGGGGATTTAATTTCTTAACGGCCAACATCTTGGCCTTTGCTTCTGGTCTGAAATAACCTTTGGCTTCAATGAGGACTTGTCCCGTAGGAGTTTCAATAATGAAATCAGGAATGTAATGGCGAGCCAGTATGTAAGGTATTTTAAGAGCTTCATACTTGAACCTTACCTTTGCTCGCTTCAGTCTACGGTAAAGTTTATCTTCGAATTTATTTCTTAGTTTCTTCTTCAATGTCTAACTTCTGGTACGTCTGGCAGTCTTTCGACTTTGGAAAGGAACCTAGGTCCGTCGGAATATAGGAAGGTTCGTAACCTAGGGAAACAACAATGTTTGAAAGGTGAATATGATGCTCTTGTATCAAGCTTATAATTCCCGCTTTTTCCGTCTGGGACAGTTCCACATTCGCAAGACGGTGGTTGATCTCTTTCAGCAAGTCGCTTGCGGTTTGCAATAGTATTGCGGATATGATCTTCTCTGACCCAGTGCTCATATAGTACCATCCTTCCTAGCTGTTTGTCAATAGCCCAGAGATAACCTCTATCCTTTACTTGTACAATAGGGTCATCAAGGCTACCCACCACATAGCCGTCAATTTGCTCCAGATACCCAAAAGGATCGTCTTTCGCAATGGACCCGTCTTTGAATTTGTTAAAAGCCAAGCTGCTGCAAGATTTAACGTCAACAACGCAGCCATCAATAACAACGTCACGGTGACCCACGATTCCATCCACGGATATTTCATCTTGCTCCCCCTCTACGGAGTGTCCTGATACGCGGGCTAAGGTGACTGCAAGAGCTTCAATAATATGCCCGTAAGTGTATTTAAACACTGCGCTGGAAGGGAGTGGTTCCGCCATCTCTGGAGTGTGTATAGAGTGCCAAAATGCTTTCGGACAGACTGGTCCCATTTTAGAGAGACGTAGTCCAGTTGCCTTCGGCGTCTCTTCAAAAGAGCCTTGTAGACGAACGGATACAGCTTCGCCAAGTCCTCTTCGGACATTGTCATCGAACCATCCCTTCCTTTGCAGGAGGTCTTGTATATCGGGTATTAATTTAGTGAGCACTGATCATTTTTATTATCGCATCTTGTAAGTGATTGAATAGTGGTCCTACGAACGGACCAACAAGAAACAACACTAACGCAACTTCAACCATGCTGAAGTTCTTATGGATAACACCTTTCTTTTCTTCTTCTTGTTTAGGTTTCTTCTTCTTAGTTTGCTCCGCATTCCACGCTTTAGCAAAGCGCATGTATTCTTTAATCTCGCTCTTAGTCGGCGTAGGTGGTGCCGACGGCTGAGGCATGGGCGATGGAGGGTATTGCGGAGGGTATACGTTTATCGGAGGAGGTCCACCCCAAATTGGGGCACCCCACGGAGTATACATTGTTCTTCTCCTTTTGTAAATAGTTAGCTCCCCAGCCCCGGTTGCTTAAGGAGGTTGTTTCGCATGGATCTGGAGTGTGAACAGTCGCATAGTATTCCTCCTATGCTGTGATCCCGCTATTAGGTCGCAACGCGACCCAGGGGCACATTGTGCCCATCCCTGCAACTGTTGCGTCTTCCGATTTCGCCACGTAGTAGATTTGAACTAGACTACGGGAGGACTCGAACCTCCAGTCTTACAGTCTGCAGTAGTCCTTGCTTCAGTCTCCTTGGGAAGTTGGTACCTTGGTTGTGTGAGATAACTAGGTTCCCTCCAAGATTTGAGTCCATTCCTGTCGCCTTCGCTAACTTCCGGACGGACCTGACTTAACAAGGTCGCTTCCTCTTCTGCCAGTTCGATCTCGGCTACTAATTCAACGGCATCATCCCGCACACGGTAAACAGCCGCTCAAGATGATCCGACATCTAGAAGAGGGCATTCTGGCGTCTCACGTTCTCAAGACTACTCCCGGTTAATGAACAAGGAACAGACGCCGTGAGACCCACGGCTCGGCCTCCAGTGAGGCCTTCCTGCATACAGACGTTCTGTCCTAGGGCAGTGCTCGACGCTGCATACCCCCGCTTGCGGGCGGGTGTCGTGACCACACGCTTCATGAGGAAGACGCCGGTAGTTAGAATACACTCGCTCTCACTTGGTCTTATAAGGATTCACCACGTCTCCGTGAGACGGCATGTGCTTGATCGAGGTAGGCATCGAACCTACACCTCAAGACCCCAGAGCGTATATTCCACCGGAAGTTTCCGACCACCTAGTACATTCTGTAAAGCAAGCGTTTCATTCCCATTGTGGGCTGAGACGGCCACGGAGGGCACTACCCACACCACTCTCTCTAGCATCTAGCTACAGCGTGGCTACGCATTCCTATGGTCCTGTTCAAGCGGAACCCTCGCACGGGGGCATCCGGAGTTCAACCGGATACAGACTTAAGGTGGATGCTTTTCTGAGAGCATTGCTCGCTTCACCCCGTTGTTCAGACAGGCTATATCCTACATGCTCCACATGCATGCGGAACGAGTTGCTCCGTCGTGCTCCAGCGCAAGCTTCTTCCCTTAGGGGGAAGGAGGCCTCTATCGATCACATATATCGCACATACGCACGGCACGAGGCCACTGTCCTAGTTTTGTTTCAGCCTCCTAGAACTAGGCAAACTAGGGAACGTCTTTAGGCTTTGACCGCATGCCCTGGTTACATCTCCCAGAGACATACCGTTTCAGCGACCTTCCTTTGGACAGAGATCGCTCAGTCAGTTTGCAGGTCGTCAATCTGCTGCACACCACCGAGGCTATCCTGGCTTATCTGGCCAGCGCTACTACCACGTGTGCATCCGAGACTGCTAGGTCACTACACCTTCGTCGTCTCATCCAACGATTGAAAACTGACAAATTACCAGGCAGGCTGTCTAGGTGTCTCTTCCAGACCTCTGACAACATTCTCCTGTTCTGGTGTAAAATCCTTACGAGTATATGGAACTAGGTTATCAATCATGACTGCTGTAAGTCGAGCAGCCTTAGCTTTCTTAGAACTGCCAGGAACATTGTGAGAATAAATCTCTACCTTGACAGTAACGTCAGAACCAGCGCCAAGCAGGTCACGATAAGGAGAACCATCACGGCTGAGAACTTGGGGGGCTTCGTAATTAACTCGCTTGATTCGTCCTCCACGATCCTTGTATTCTTTCCATGGATATCGTGAAAATTTGACGTAATATCCATCTTCGTCTTTCTTGATGACATTTTTCATCCCTTCGCTTTAAAGTTCTCGCAACTTCTCTAACCAATCAGCATTAGGATAAATGGTCACATGCCAATTACCATACTCTGGATCTAAATTAACTAATTGAGAC